GTTCCCGACAAACACCCTCTACTACGGCTTATTAAAGATCCTAACGAACCTGACACTTCATACGATCTTTGGTACGAAACTGTAATGTTCTTTAAGCTGACAGGATCGGCTTATTGGTGGACTCCTAAGAACGCTCTTGGTCTGCCTACAGCTATATGGGTTGTTCCCTCTCATTGGATGTGGCCTGTTCCGGGTGTTGATCAAGCGGTGATTGGATGGGAAGTCCGTCCAGTTGAAGGTATCTACAAAAAAATATTCCTTCCCGCAGATGAAGTAACTGTCTTTAAAGATAAGTCACCTATTTCAAAGATTGATGGGTTTGGCCCCTTGACCGCTGGAAATCAATGGGTTGACACAATGGATATGATTAATCGATCACGATGGTATGCTTATCGTAACGGAACATTTCCTACTGTAGCTGTAGAATTTGATGGCAAATATCAAGATCCTTCAGACGAAGCTTTAAGAAGAATTGAAGCAAAATTTATCAACAGGTACACAGGTGAAACCAAAACAAATAAACCTCTCTTCGTTCCTCCGGGGGCAAAAGTGACTCCTTTGTCTTTAGGAATTAACTCTATGCTCTTTGGGGAAACTGCATCAGAAACAAGAGACAATATTCTTGCACTCTTTGGTGTACCGTCTAGCGTAGTAGGTCTTTCAAAAGATAGTAGTTATGGATCGCTTATCGCATCTTACATTGCATTTATGCAAATGACAATAAATCCGCTTATGAGGTATATGGGTCAAGTCTTAACAGAAAAAATAGCCAAACAATATGACCCTTCTCTTCGTGTTTGGTGGGAAGATGTTACTCCTCTTGATCCCGAACTTACAGAAAGACAGATTCAAACAGACTTAATGTGTGGAGCAATCACACCAAACGAGGTAAGGCTTATGCGTGGACGCGAACCTTACCCCGACAAATGGGGTGATCAACCTATTGTTCCGCTAAATATGACTTCGGGGCCTCCGATAGAAGCAAGTACAGAGCTTCATAGTACCCCTAAAGATACAAATTACCCAGGTTCAACCTCTGTAGGTGGTACACATTTGCCTGTTCCAGAGCCAATGTCAGCCCCTTCAGACAATAAAAACACACAAGGAGCATCCCATGAGGCTTGATACAACCGCAGATATCTTATCTTTCATCCGAAAAAGAAGAGAAATTCTTCTGACTCAAGGTAAAAATATGGGTTTTAGTGGCTTAATTACGGCTTCTAGAAACCTTGTGCATACTTTAGAGAACCATGATTCTGTTTTAGCAATGGATTCTCAGTCAGATACAGCTCCCGAAATTGATACAAGCAAGATGTCAGCAAAGTTTATTGTCTCAACTTCATGTAAAGATCGTCATGGCGACATCGTAGAACCCGAAGGTTGTCTGCCACACATTAAAAATTACACTCGCAACCCTCGGATTTTCTTTGCACATCGTACTGATGATCTTCCCATTGCTTCTGCAAGGGATGCGGAAGGAAATCTTTGTCTGGAAGTAGACAAAGAAAACGGACTAATACGATCCACAGCTTGGTTTCATGGAGAGACACCAGAGTCAGAACTTATCTTCCGGCTTATAGCTCGCAAAGAATTGCAAGCAGCTTCCATAGGTTTTCTTCCGGTAAAAGCTGCTGTAATTCATACAGATAACACAAGCGAAAAAACTTCAGAAGGTGATGAGGTTTTAGATTTCCGAAACATGGGTCACCCCATCATGCAGTTCCTTGAATGGGATATGATCGAGTGGAGTGTAGTACCTATACCTGCAAACCAAGAAGCTCTTGCAGCTCACCTTGGACGCGGACACATTGAAGGAGAAAAAATAACTCCCGCTGTTCGCAGAGCTTTGGCTGCATGGGTTCCACCGTCAGGAAAAATAATTGTTCCGGTATCTGCTCCCGCCTTAACCGCTTTAAAACAAGAACCTGTTGCAATCGAAACCAAAAAAGTTGTTAAAGAAAATATCGTTTCTAACGCTGTAGATAAAGAAGAACTTGACGAAGTTTATTTCAAATACAAAAAAGAAACCAACATGTCTTACAAAGAATTAAAAGCTTGGAGCAATCATCCTTGTTCAAAAAAAGCTTCTCTAAGTTCTGGCCCAATAAAAAGAAATCTTGAATTGCTTTCTACAGAAAAAAGTTCTTGGACACAAAAACATATTACATGGGCAAATAAAACAATTGCCTTTAATTCTCGAATGAGAGAGATGCCAAAAGGTAAACCAGCTTCTAAAGAATGCCCTTGGTCTAAGCGAGATATCTCACTTAAAAATTGGGCTTATGATCCAAATAAAAAATCAAACGACAAAGACCTTGATGCTCTCATTCCTCCGCCTAAACAACCTTCAGACAAAAAGTCTGTAATCCCTTCCGTAAATTCTGATTCTGCTGTAGTTTCCCAAAAAGAAAATGGCAGTAAGGATAAGAAAGTTAAAAAATTATTCCCTGACAGTAAGGAGCTTCTAATGGCTTATGAAGATGAAGATAAAAAGAAAAAGAAAAAACCGTCTGATGAAGACGAAGTAAAGGACATCGACCAAGAAGATGAAGACGAAGAAAAAGAAGTCGATGACGAAGATGAAGAAAACAAAGCCATTGATGACGATGAAGAAAAAGATGGCGATGAAGATGAAGAAGAAAAAGATATAGACGAAGAAGATAAAGATGCCGAAGAAGAAGACACTACAAAAATTCTTAAAGGCATGTCTGAAGTAATGAACAATATGTACGACTGTGCTATTGCTCACACTGACATCTTAAAAAGTCTTCACGAAAAAGTGGACGAAATGTACAAGTCCAAAAAAGCTCAAGAAGAAGAAGAAGCTAAAAACGAAGAAGAAGAAGAACGAAAATCTATCCTTAACGCTTTAACTATTCTTAAGTCCAACCAAGATTCTTTAAACAAGAAGTTGTTTGAACTCACAGGAAGAAAATAAAGCATGAAGGATAAAAGAAACTCACCTTCTTTGCTTCCTGTTATACAAGCAAGCAAAGAAGTAGGGACTAAACAAAACCAATGTTCTAACTGTTTACATTGGTTTAAATATCCCCAAGAGTTAGCGGGGCCTGTCGGAATAGTTAGCGGGATTCCGCAAATTGAAGAGATGGGCGATTGCCGAAGGTATCCACCAGTAATCGCTGGCTCGCACCCTGGGTTTCAATTGCAAATGCAAGGAAGACTAGGGCATTTTCCGGCTACTAGCAGTTCAAACAGTTGTGGCGAATATGTGCAAGTTTCTTCTTGAATGGTTTAATCTACGAAAGGAAATAACCAATCATGGCGGAGAAAAAAAACAAACCAGTTTTGGACGCTATTCAAGGCATCCAAGACAATCAGGCAAAGCTTCAAACCAAGCTAGAAGAGATTGAAACCACTAGCAAATCTGCAAGAGGAAACCTACCCGGTGCATCCCCTGCGGTTCGCAAAGGTGAAGACTCTATGTCTAGCCGTGGCTACAGCTTTGTAAAACTCTTTGGTCTTCTTCGTGGCGAACTTTCTCCTGAGAATGCTCGGGTTGAATGGGAAACCGCAAAGAAACTTCAAAACCTTTATGTTGATCGTCTTGGATTTAACAAGGCTTCAACTAACACAATCATGGCTCCCTTCGGCTCTGACTACATCGCGGAAATTCCCGGTGAAGAAGGTTTTGCAAGGGAGATTAAGCAAGTTGTTCAAGCAGGCGTATCTGGTGTTGATCGTGATGAAGTATTTGCACTTCGTCAGAAACACTGGGGTCAAACCAAGGCTTTGTCGTGGATCGATGAAGGTCAAGGCGGATCGCTTGTAGCTCCCCCTATTCAAGGCGAACTTATTGACCTCCTTAGGAACAATGAAGTTTTCATGCAAGCCGGGGCCAGAACTATAGCCATGCCACCCAATGGCCGAATCACCTTCCCAAGACAGACCAATGCTGGTACTGCTTACTGGGTAGGCGAATCCAATGCCATCACGGAATCTCAACCAGAAACCGGAGATGTACTCTTGCAGGCCAAGAAACTTGGCATTCTTTGCAAAGTACCTAACGAGCTATTTCGCTTTAGCTCTATCTCTGTTGAGATGTTCTTGCGTGAAGACATTAGTCGTGTTCTGGCCTTGCGATTGGACAAGTCGCTTCTTGAAGCGGCTGGTTCAAGCAATGAGCCTAAGGGTCTTATCAACTACGCTGGTATCACAAGGCACACTGCTTCTACTGTTGCTGCTAACGGTAACACTTTAGAACCAGAAGATATTGCTCAAATGATCGGCAAAGTTGAAGAACAAAATGCTCAGTTCAAAGCCTTTGTAATGCGTCCTCTTATGTACGCAGCAATTTCCAACAGAAGGGCTGATGCCGTTACTGCTGGTGATAAGAAAGGCCCATTTGTATTTAACATGTTCCGCGAAATGAATGCTAACATTGATTTCAGCCGAGCAACCGCAGGCAACCTTTACGGAAACCCTGTTTACAAGTCTACCCAAATCAGCGGTGCTCGCACCAAGGGTAGTGCTTCTAACTTGTCTTATGTGCTTGGTGGTGACTTTACTGATTACCTTGTTGCGATGAGCGGAGCTATTGAGTTCCAAATTTCAACACAAGGTGACACACCTTTCACGACCGACCAAACGTGGTATCGTGGCATTATGTACACCGATGGTGCACCTCGCCATGAAGCATCCTTTGTACTTTGTGACAACCTTGTTAATGCGTAATTAGTATTGATAACCCAGAGAAAATAAAACTTCTCTGGGTATCTTTAAAATCTAAAATAAAGGAACAATTCATGCCAGCTACTTTCATTGGTGATTTGAAATTGCAAGCATTTGGAGATGCCTCCATTGCTCCTGTAACCTCGCCCGCTAGCACAGTAACAGGCTCTTCCATCGACATGCAGTTGTCTGACGGAAGTGTCAACGCTATTGTTATTGTTGGTGCAGGCACTACAGCTTCCTCTGCTACCTTGGCTGTTAAAATCCAAGAAAGCACAGACAACAGCACTTGGACTGACCTTAAAATTCTTTCTACTCTTACCTCAACTTCAGCTACTGGTACTGGTATCACTGGCTTGACCCACAGTGGTAAGATTTTAAGGAACGCTCGTTACCTTCGGGCTGTTGCTACCGTTGGTGGCTCACCTGCTACCCTTCCTCTTTCTGTACTGATTCTTGGTTCCAAGAAGATTGCAGGCGACGGTAATGGTGCTCTTGCTAGTTAATTTTTTAATTACAAATGAATGCCTGCTCTTTTATTTGAGGGCAGGCTTTTATTTTGGAGGTGCTTGTTTATGTCTTATGTACCTCTTTCAAAGTTTAAAACCTTTTCAAAAATCTGTTCAGATGATGCTACGCAAGATGACTTTTTAAACATGATCTTAATTTCTTCTGAAGCTGTTGTTCAAAACTGGCTTGGAAGAAAACTCGAACAAAATACTACAACCGAATATTTAACAGGTACTGGAAAACGATCCTTAATCTTAAGACATCGCCCAGTGCTATCTATTGTTTCTGTTTACGAAGACTTTAACGGACACTTTGGTACATCTCCCGGCTCTTTTAGTTCTAGCCAACTATTAGCTTCTGGAAGAGATTACATGCTAGATTTAGATACAAACGGAACATCATCTTCAAGTGGAATACTTTATCGTATTAACAGCAATTGGTTAGAGCTTGGACGCGAATTTGTTCCAGGCAAGCTAACTCCTGAGACGGGATCTCCTTATGGAAACATTAAAGTAACTTACACACACGGTTATGCTGCTGTTCCTGACGATATAATCTTTGCTACTTGCATGGTTGCATCTTATATGAAACGAAATATAGGCATTGGTGGTGATATTAAATCAGAAAA